GTGACATATAATAATAAAATAGAAACTCGATATAATAATATAAACCAAGTTACTGGTGAATTATTAGAAGTATTACCTACAACAGACATAAATAATAGCACATAACTGTTATAAATAGAACAAAAGGAAAAAAGTATGCCTACAAGAGCTTTTTCAGTAGAAGACGGAAATATTGGAACTAGAACTATACTTTCTGCCACTAATAGAACTTATAGTGATATTGATCTGACTTTTGCAAAAAAAGCAACAGGTGATATTTTTAAAAAAGAACATGCAGCTGCTGTAAAGCAGGCTGTTAAAAATTTATTGTTAACTAATTTTAGTGAAAAACCTTTTCAGCCAAGATTTGGTGGAAACTTAAATTCATTACTCTTTGCTCTTAATACAGATATTGATGATGCAGAATTAAAAGAGCAAATTATAACTTCTATAGAAACGTTTGAACCAAGAGCAGAAGTTTTAAATATTACAAGTAATTTAAGAGAAGATTCACACGAAATAAAGGTAACTGTAACGTTTAAAGTGGTTAATACAAGTCAAGTTGTTACTACAGATATAAATTTAACGAGGTTAAGATAAATGGCAACAATCATTAGATCAACTCAACTTGATTTTGATACTATCAAAGCAAGACTAAAAGATTATTTAAAGCAACAAACAGAATTTGCTGATTATGACTTTGAAGCTTCAGGCTTAAGTAATATTTTAGATGTATTAGCATATAATACACACTTTTCGGGATTAGTGTCAAATTTTGCACTAAATGAATCTTTTATAAACACTGCTCAACTTCGAAGCTCAGTTGTTTCTTTAGCTGAAGGTTTAGGATACGTACCTAAATCATATACTTCATCAGAAGCAGAATTAAGTTTAGCAGTTCAAATTGATGCTGCAGATAGACCAACAACATTAACACTTCCAAGAAATACTCAATTTACATCAAGTGTTGCAGGAGTAACTTATACATTTCAAACTCGTGAAAATTTTACTGCAGTAGACAGTGGAACTGGTTTTTATCAGTTTATAAATGACACAGATGGAGAGGCTATACCTGTGTTTGAAGGTACAGAAAAAACTAAAACTTTCTTTGTTGGAGATACTGGAGATTCTCAAATATATGTGATACCAGATATTACAATGGATCATAAAACAATGAGAGTGCGTGTTTTTAATACAGCTTCATCTCCACTATTCGATACTTATACTAATATTAATAAAGCAATAAGAATTACAGATGATAGTACGTTTTTTCAAATTAAAGAAGCGCCTAATGGATATTATGAAATTATATTTGGAAATGGTATAGCTACAGGAAAAAGACCAGTTGCTGGAAATAAAATTGTTATAGATTATTTATCAACAGTTGGAACTCTTGCTAACGGAGCTACTACGTTTACACCAACATCAACTTTTTCTGTTAACAGCGTAGCTTATAACATAAGTACAACAACAGTTACAGCTTCTGCCGGTGGAGCATATAAAGAAAATATAGAATCAATAAGACAAAATGCGCCTATATCTTTTATATCACAAAGAAGATTAGTTACTGCAGAAGATTATAAAGGTCAAATATTAGCAAACTATGGTGCATATTTAGATGACGTTACTGCGTACGGAGGTGCAGATTCTGTACCACCAATATACGGTGTTGTCTATGTTGGATTAAAATTTAAAGATAACATAAGTGCAAATGTACAGCAAACAGTAAAAGACGATATTAGAATTGAACTTAGTGATAACATGGCTATAATGTCAATATTTACAGAATTTGTAGATCCAATTGAAACGTTATTAGAAGTTCAAACAACTTTTAATTTAGATCCAGATTTAACAAATGCAACAGCTCAAGCTCTTCAAAATATAGTTCAGACAACAATTAATAATTATTTTATAGCAAATTTAGGTAAATTTGATAAAGTATTTAGAAGATCTAATTTGCTTACAGTTATTGATGCAATTGATCCTGCAATATTGAACTCTAAAATGGATATTAGAATGAAACAAAATTTTGTTCCAATTGTTAATAATACACAATCATACAAAATTAATTTTCCTGTTGCCATAGCCGAGCCTCAGCCTTTAATACCGGTTATTTCATCTACACAATTTACACTTAATTCTCAAACATGTTTTATTCGAAATCAAAGTGATAGTTTTAAATTACAAGTTGTGTCTGTAGATGGAACAATTGAAGTTGATAACGTGGGGTCTTATAGTAGCACTGGAGGAATTATAGATATTATTGGATTTAAGCCAACTGCATTTGAAGGTAATGCTATAATATTAACAGTTACTCCTGCTAATCAGAGTACAATAAGGCCTTTAAGAAATTATGTAATAGACATAGATACAGCGCTTTCATCATCTAGAGCAATATTAGATTTTCAAAACACATCGGTGAGTATATAAATGCCAATTGATTATCATAGTAAAAGAAGATCAAAGAACTTTAATGTAAGAAAAGTAAGAGAAGCTTTACCTGAGTTTTATACTACAGAGTTTCCAACATTAGTTACTTTTCTAGAAAAATATTATGATTTTTTAGATTCTGCAGATGGAACGCATGCGTTTGGTGATGATACTCGTAGAATTTTTGCAACAAAAGATATTAGAGAAACTCCAGAAGATAGATTAGATAATCTTATTACTGAAATAAGTGGAGGCTTAAAATCAGGAGACATTTTTAGTGATGCAAGATATGCTGCAACTCGATTAGCAGAACTGACTAAGTTAAAAGGCAGTCGATTTTCTATGGAAGAATTCTTCCGATTGTTTTTTCAACAAAAAGCAGAAGTTGAATATGGAAAAGAATCTATATTTTTTATAGGTGATTCTGCAAGTCAAATTGGTGTGGAATCTTTAAAGTTTATTCAAAATGATGAATTGTTTCAAACGTTTGGACTACTTATAAAAACAGGAATATCTGTAAATAATTGGAGCGAGTTATATAAAAAATATGTTCATCCTGCTGGATTTTATTTTGCTGGACAAGTAATATCTGATGCTGAAGCTGTTAATCCAGTTCTAGCACCTTTATCAATATTTGATAGTTCATCCTCAGCAGTTATATCGGAAGCAGTGAATCCAATGCAAGGATTGTTTACGCAACCTACAACTTTAGTAGAATCAGATGGTGGACTTGTAAGACAATCTAACTTAAATGAACTTGTTTCTGATTATGGTAATCTTACACTTGATCAATTAAATACAACATATCACACATTAAGACAAGTGATTACGCCAAATTCATTTACATTTGATGATAGTAGTATTAGAGATAGTGATGAGAATGCTACACCAGACTTCTCATTAAGTTTAGAAACTATGGATAATGATTTATTTACTAGTCAGGCTGACTCATCTTTCTAGTATAAATAACACTATTAGTTAGGAAAGAAAATGACAAGACAAGATATTAATATAGGTTCTTCAGCGAATGATGGTACTGGCGATACTTTGAGATCTGCTGGCTCTAAGATAAATTCTAATTTTAGAGAACTTTATACACAATTTGGTGGAGATAGTGACGCATTAAGTGCTTTAATTACAATAAAAGATTCAGATGGAACCGGTGCAATTATATTTGAAGGATCTAGTATTGATGATTTTGAAACTAAATTAATGGCAACAAATCCTACAAGTGTCGATAAAACAATTCAATTACCAGATGCTACTGGAACTATTGTTCTTAAAGACACTGTCGACACATTAACTAATAAGACATTAACATCTCCAGTTATAACTACACCTCAAATTAATGACACTAGTGCCGATCATCAATACATAGTGGTTCCTAGTGAACTAGCTGCTGATAGAAATATTAATCTTCCTGTTTTAAGTGACAGCGATACATTTGTGTTTAGTGCAGCTACACAAACTTTAACTAATAAAACATTAACGTCTCCTAAAATTGACACTGCAATTAACGATACTGCTGGTGCAGAAATTATAAAACTTACAGCAACATCCAGTGCAGTAAACGAAATTAATGTAACAAATAATTCAACTGGTAACAATCCTATAATATCTGCTTTTGGCGGAGATACTAATATTAATTTAAAACTTTCTGGTAAAGGTACTGGTTCTGTTGAAGTCGCTAAATTAGCTTTTACTTCTGCAAGTATATCAGCTGACGGCGCAGCACCTACTGGTGCAACTTTAATAATATGTGGATCAAATACACCTATTGCAGTTTCTCTAGTAGACGGAACAACAATAGGTGAATATAAAATTTTTATAAATGAGCAATCTGGTATTGCTACAATCACTCCTTCTAACTTTAATCATGATTCAGCAAGCAGTACTTCAATTGCTCTAAATCAATATGACTCAGTTACGCTGACTTGGACTGGATCGGCTTGGTACATAACTGGTGGTCTAAGTGCGGTAACAGTATCATAAAGGA